TCCTCGAGGATTATCCTCTTTGATCAGCTTCTTAAACATTGGGGTAAACTGGTCAACATTATCGAAGACTTGCAATTGGCGGAAATCTTTATCAGCAGAGATGATCATCACATCTTCCCAATTGCCAAACTCCTGGGTATAATGAACCAATTCTGCAATAGAATCATCTGCCTCACATCCCCACTGGTGAATAACCTTATACGGAAACTCATCCTTGAGTTCTTGGATAACCATATTGATAATGCGGAAAGCTTCCGCCCAATCAATCTTAGAAGCCTCACGGGTAGACCTCCGTTTACCCTTATATTCGGGGTAAACCTCTTTTCTCCAGTTACCGCCACCATCAGCAACAATGACGATTTCCCCATACTTATCCTTAAACTTCTGACGATACATGCGGATTGAATTGAGGATCATATGACGGATCAGATTCTCATCGCCGGAATGTACGTGCCCCATTGCCACAGGTGCAATAGAGATACCACTAAAATCAAGCAACAACATTATAAACTCGCTTTCCATTTTTAATCATAGTTTATTATACCAAATCCGGGATCAATAGTAAATCCCCCATTTCAAAATATTTTGATTAATCCAGTTTTCCATCTTCCCAAAGCTCCTTCACCCTTTTAACGTGGTTCCGGTGCACTCTAGCGTTAACGATACCATTATAATAATCGTCATCCAAAAGAACGTTACGTAATACTTGTTCTCTTAATTCGAGGTATCCCATCTCACCTTTCGATTTGCAGAAGTATAATATTTCTCGATGGAAGTTAGACTCCCCGTGCTCGACAAGGAGTTGTTTGACAAGGTCACTCGATCCATAATATTTCTGCCAATCGGATTCAATGATTTTTCGTCTTTTTCGTGTTTTACCTTTGAGTGGTGGAAGGGTCTTCTTCGACCAGAATAGTTTCTTTCCCACATACTTTTTGTTATTGCTCTTATCGGTAATAACATAAACGAATCCTATCCATCCATCTAATTCTTCGGCTGATGGATGATACTCTTCATCATTATAATACCACATCTATTCCTCCCAATAGACATCCTCGTCCTCATCATCCCCAATCTCGTCCCCACAACATATACAGTAAATCGCGGATTCCTCGCTTTCTATATAAAATTCTGCTTCGCAATGGGGGCATAGGATATCTTCTTTATTCATGGTAGAGACCTTAATTTACTATGATGATTTGAAGGTTATTTATGCGATTAGAATTGTATCTCACAACTACCACCCTGACACGCAATTGCGCCCATGGTATCAATCTCAGTATATTTCTTTTCGGTCAGCTGCGTCACGAAATCCACGGGGGTATAGTTCTGTTGGATCTTCGTCCATTTATGGAGTAGATATACATCTTTAAGACAGTATTCGGCCTGCTTAATATCACCATTAAAGTAATTATCTGCGAACTTCCGATATCGGCGGATCCACTCTTTATGGATATCGGAGATCTCTCCAATATGCTGTTCATCCTCCTCATCCTGTTTGGCAATTGTACAAGCTTCCCAAATATCTCTGAATCCAGATTTAGGGGAATCTACAATCAAGCCCGAAGCAAATAGAGCTGCGCGGCCATACGTCTCAACAATCTCTGATGCAGTTGGAATAGAGGTAAATGGCGCCTGTGGATAGTCTTTATCACCGGTGCCGGATAGGAAACTGATACCGGCAAAATCATGGCGGTTATCGTAGACGTAATCTTCAACTTGTGGCCACATATGTTCTTGAACAGTAACCGTATTCGACACATTGTGGCGGATCCTACTATCGGCACAGAGTTCAGGGTTAGTACCACCTTCTACCCAATTTTGCTGAACGAGACGTACCTTTTCTAGAAGATTAGTTCCGAATAGTTCCTCTTTATAGATTGAGTCTGGTTGGGCAACAATTGGGAATGCAATAGCATAGTCCGTATTACCCGACGAGCCCACGGCTTCTTCAATCATATAGGGATTTGACTTTGCGATCAATTGTGCCACTTCGGTTTCTTTATTCAATTGGACGTGGCGAAGGTATCGAGGGGAATGCTCTGCATGGATACCCGATGAGGTCTGTAAGAGTACAGATGCATTTCCTGAGGGCTTCACACAAGTTGTACGAGCTGCCGGGTTAATGCCAATTAGATCTGCTACTTCAGCGTTAACCTCTTTTACAATCTTGGCGCCTTCTTGTTGGGTATCTCCATCTAACAATACGTCTGGATTATTCATCCAACCAGTAACTGATACCCCAAGTAGTGCTTCTCGATCGAAAATATCTTTAGTGGTCTTATCCAGATATTTAAAGTCTGTATAACCTGCCTGCAGTGTGCCCATGATTGCCCCAGCACGGCATGCTTTGTAGAATTCCTCTTTAGTAGTACACTTACCCCCGTTAATTTCAGTTAGATTACAGCCTTGCCATCCAGATTTCCCCTTGATCTGAGGGTACATGCCGATTTCAACACAGGGATTAGTAGTGAAATCTTTATCCTCTACGAAATAGAAGCCAGGCTCACCAAATTCCTTAACAGACTTCATAATATCTTTAAATTGGTCACGTGAGATTTCATCACGAACAATAACTGCAGAGTTATTAGATCTACCCCGCTGTGGATTGTCAGCAAACCAATTTCCGGTCTTGGCATTAATCATTTCTTTATCATCGGGGGAGAATAGACAAATGGTGGCACTGCGACGAACCCCACCAGAAAGAACAGCATCTGCAGCAAACATAACAATATCATAAACATCGATCGCCTTTAGATAATTCCGGCCGGTTAGTACGATTCCTTGAATTAGATGTTCAATCTTATCTAATGCTCGACGAAGGGGATCTGGTCCCGGTGCCTTATATCCGCCTGAGATCTTAGCACCTTTTGGTCTAATGCTCTGAAGATCGAAATAAACCTTTCGTCCCTCCATTTCTGGGAATTGACCACCGCCAACGAAATAGGAAGACATTAATGCGCCCAGTGCATCAGCCCATCCTTCGATGGAGTCTTCAACTACCCAAACCTTAGCTTGCTTTTTACGCTCTGCAATCTGCGGCACTTTAGCTACATGGTGTTTCTGCACAGAAAAACCTGCGCCTGCCCCACAAAGGAGGATATAGAATACTTCTGAAAAGAACCTTGCTCGGTCGGCATACGAAGACGTACAATTGTACATGCGCATCTGATGTTTAATAAGTTGCTCACCACCAAACTGTAACGCGCGCTGGGCGCCTAAAGCGTACTGTAGTTTATAAAGAGCTTCTGCTTCATCTATTAAACGAGTTAGTTCCGGACTCATTTTATCAGCATAGAAGGCACGGTGCATATCCATTACTCGAGCAACAGCCTCCTCCCAAGTCTCGTACCTATCTTCGTCTTCGTTCCACCTACTGTACCCCTCGTAAAATTTAGTCTCTGACATTAACTTTCGTGCATTCTTATCTTGGGAGTAGGGGAGGGCTTTGAGCATGGAGGAGTACCTTTCTTAACGGACAAATAGGTTCACGCCGTAGGATACGGGTTTACGGACAATTGAACTGTGTGGTTTGAATTTTAATTAGTGATATTATATATAAAATTTCAGAGCTTGTAAACATCATATTGGGGAAGATTTCAAAAAATATCTCTTAACTTTTCGTCACAGGGGGTTTACAAATCTTGCAAATCCCGGTATAATATAAAAGACCCTTTTGGGTGGGATAGAATACTACTCAAGGTCCTCTTCGGTCTCTTTGTAGTATCTTTCATAGGCCAGAATGATTTCCTGCTGTTGCTGCACTAATGCACGTATATCACTGAAGTTTAAACCTAGATTAGAATACCCATCACCAGTAAGAACAAACATAGCAAGAGGTTGGCCTGCAGAGGTCAGTTCGGCAACCTTCTCTTCCAGATTCTCCTCATTGACGATAACCCACTCGACCAATCTCATATTCAACTCATCTACGGGTGGGAGAACTAATTCAGGTCGGTCAATAGGTGCACTACTGACTGTTATCTCCTGTGGGGGTTGATTCGTCATCCCGCACGCCGTCAGTAGGAGGACCAGGCCACAACCAAGGGCACTCTTTGTTAAAGTCGGTATCACTTGTTGCATTAATTTCTTCCTCGCTTAATTCTGCACCTGATAACAGTTCAAAGCATCTTCCAGCATTAACTGTTCCTCGATTAACTGCACGTTCGATACTATCAGGCTTTTCTGCAGCAATCAGTCCTAAGTCCATTCCGGCTAGCTTACTTGATAATCTACTATTCTGTCTTCGAATATCAGCGTACGCCTCATTGATCCGATTATTCTCTTCCATAATGGATTGATAATCAGACTGCAGTGACGCAATTGCTTCCTCTTGGGTCTCTACTGCAGCTTTTAATTTTACTTCATTTTCTCTTAGAATGCGGATAGTCTCTTGAGTATTCTGGTAATAAGAATACGCAGTAAATCCTACCCCACCCACGGTCATAATTATGAATACTAAAAGATATAATCTAAGCATCTGAATCCACGAATTTCCTAAACCTTTTTAGAAGAACCGGAGGCTTATCCTTCTTCCTTCTACGATCGGTTACATTAATTAATTTCAACCTCGGTCCCATGTCTTTAGTATCATGGGGTATACCGGCATCTGCAGAAGTCATACCATCTTCAACAATATCCATATCTTCCTGTCCCGGTACCATATCTCGAGCTTTCTTAGTTGCTTCGGGCGTTCCCCATTCTGGGATTTTCTTCTTCTTTTTCATTTAATTAACTCCGATGCAGTAATATATATCTCCTGATTAGAGCGGATATGTGTTGCCTTATAGATATCCAATCCAAGGACTTCGCCGATTGGGTAGCACTTTTCGCTGATCCGGATAGGGTCTTTAGCTCTGACAACTTCCTCATAAGTACTATTAACAATCTTATCCGAGGAAACCCTATATACGCCCGGCGAGATTCTTTTATCTTCCAGGAGGAACCACTGAGATTCTTCCTGCAAAAGATCCAAGGGGTCTACGCCCATTTCACTCAACATCTTCTCTAAAGCTTTATCACTCATATTGAAGTTTTCTTTAATTAGCCATAGACCTGCAGCTAGATTACCGAGCTTGCCCCCTGCGCCCGGAACTTTCTGAATCAATCGTTTGATATTATATACAAGCCGTAAGAACGTCGTATACGCACTCTTATGTTTACTTGTATCCAATTTCTGGGATTTATTCCTTTTACCCTTATCATCGATAATACCTAGCTTATACGCACTAGTTTCTTCCCACGGAGTAGTGAGGATCTTAAGGAATCTAAAGGTATAGGCTAGATCTGCCGCTCTCGTTCCAATACTCATTATATTCTTTCCAATGCTTCCATCACAAGGATCTCCGATTCTATATCAGGATAATCATCCTCATGGATATGTTTAAGGTATATTAAAAATGGTTTTAAAACAGGCCAAAAATCTTTTTCGATCTTATATTCGAAAATTCGTAGGGTAGCCGGAACCGTAAACGAATTTGTAAAAATGATAATATGGTTTAATAGGAGCCTCTCAGATATTCTGCCGTTCTCATAGTATCTATTGATCAATCTTTTGATGTATTTGATTCTATGAAGATCTTCGTAAAAATCTTCTACCTCACTACATCGGGGATCGTAAAAATGAGCCGCGGCAAATAACAGAAAGTTCTCATCATTAAGCTCTTCAAATTTCATTTCAGTTTTATCTTGCTGAAAGCTTACTAAGGAAACTTTTCACCATCTTCTGTTTGCCTTGACGGCGATCCAGAACAACCCCCTTTGTAAGCGCGTATTCATCTAGCTCTTTCTTGGTCAGAGCTTCTACAGGCTTAACTGGATTTTGTGCAGCATGCCACTCATCAATCTGAGCTTGGGTAAACTTAATTGCCTTAAGTAGTTCATTACCCTTCATCCAACCTCGAGCGGTTGGAACAGCTCCTGCGGCCCAACTAGGTCTCACAATCATATTATTTCTCCATCAAGGCTTTCATCAATTCAGGGAACGTTTTCGCTTCTGCCACTTTGCTTGGCTTGGACTTCTTGATATTGTCTGCAGTATCCTCTGCAGCCTTGTAGCCATCTACTGCCGGAACTTTTGGATCAATTCCGCCATGGACATCAGCGAATTTCTTATCACATGCAGTAAGACGATCGTCCATTTTTTCCGCATCCGCTGCATTTGGGTTCTGATTAGATTCTTCCATAACCTCTTCCTTCATTGCCATTTTTGTAGCGGTAGCATACATAACTTCTTTCCACCGCTCTCCGTATTTTTCTTTGAACTCGGCTTCTTTATCTTTTAGGGATTTTACAATCTCTTCACGCTTTTCCTTTTGGGCTTCAGACATCTTTTCATCAAGCTCTACTTCTTCTTTTTTTATAGCTTTCTTAATGGCCTTACGCCGATTGTGCAGATATTCATCCGCATCATCGGTGTCACCATCATTATCGATATCTTTATCGTCGCGATCCTCATGATCACCTTTAAGTTCATCTTTATCGACGGGATCTAGTTTTTTCTTTTTGCCTTCCTGAACTTCTTGGTAGGCGATCCGCATCTTTTCTATTTCTTCTCTGTCCATTTTTTACTCCTAAAAATTGTAGAACTGGGTTATAATTGCACCGATAATAGCGACAACCACTACCCAACTTATTTTTGTGATATTCGATACGGTCTCAGAATTTAAAATTACCGTCTGCTCAAGTTGATCGATCTTTTCCGAAAGTCGGTTCATACGATCATATTGAGAACTATATTTTTGTTCAATGCTGACCAGTTTTTCTTCAGTTCTAGCAATAGCCACCAATGCTTCTGAAAGACGATCAATCTTCTCTTCAATCCGATCTAGTCGGGTCTGTGCTTCCGAAGTCATATTATGATTCCTCTTTCGAGCCAGTGACGGCTTTTTTAGTTTTAGCAAAGACTGACACGTCACCGGTGACTACCGAAATGAGTTGTTGGAACATCTTAACGACCAAGTTCTTCTCCCGAATATTAAGTTCTTTATCAGAGTCTAACTTTTTCATGATAATCATAAGCCGTTGGACGTCTTTTTTATTGACCAGACCGATAGCGCCGAGCTGCTTAACTCGGTTAACATCTACTGATTCGTTGCATTCTGACACCGCGGGTTTGGATTTTTTAGCTGGATCTACAACCTTCGAATCGCTGGGAACCATGCGAATCCGTCTTTTCCCTGTGGGATCGGTGTAGAGCTGGGCTTTTTTATCGGCCGATTTTACATCAGTCATCTTTATCTCCGTTTAGTAATTCTACATCATTTAACCACTTACGCAATTTCTTACCATCAGTCGTTTCCAATACTAGGAAGTTCGGACCTCGGCTTGCAATAACAACGATCTCACTAGACTCTTTTATAACGACCTGGTCGCCAACATTAAACATATTTCCCAATACATATTCCTCGCGGGTTTCTGATACAGGGAATAACTGAACATGCTTCTTAAAACTAGTTTCTTCTTTGAGTCCCAGCCCCTTCCGGACAGTATTAAATAAGGTCTTGGCATCAGCATTAGACACTCTTTTAGGAAGCCCCTGGGCAAATTGGGTAAAATCATTATCTGCCGCAAAGTTGCGCATTTTAGAAGCTGACATACCTGAAACGCCCTCGGCATCTGGGTCACGATCGCCTGCAGATATTACCATAATTTTTTTGAAGTTATAATGGCCATGACGAGCGTCTTTACCATTATATTTTTGAAGGAGGGTTTTAAATTCAGTTACACGATCTGAACCCACGACCATGACTACGTTCTTATAGCCTTCATTGTAGAGGATTACCGCAATATCAAATACGTTCTTTACTTTACGATTCAAAATAACGGATCGAGCGTGTTTTGGGAACATTTTTCTAACGAATTTGACCTTATCTACATAGGTCAAAGGATTTTTCTTAGGATCACTAGACTGGGATAAAAAGATCCTATATGGGTTATTACCCGACTTAGAGGATAATGTGTCCATCAGCTTACCGTGTCCGATCGTAGGGGGATTCATTCTCCCAAACGTGAAGTAAACGGTCTTTTCTTCCTCGACCAGGAAATTTTTAAATGAATTGATCATCTTTTCTGTCTTTTAGTCATTTCAGCTCTACGGAGTTTGGGTAGCAGCTTTTTGGCTAACTGATCAACCTTACCCTTCATCTTATCTAGTCTTTTCTCAATTGCCTCTCTCCGAGCGTAATCGAGATCCTTTTTACCCTTACCCTTAGTCAGTTTTTTAAGTAAGAAGGTACGAGCATGTTTTCTTGCTCGCTTTTGAAGACGTGATGAATCGGCTACCCTCATTTTGGCTCGACGTTGCCCGATAGCGATTTTACCCTTCATCTTCCGCATCTGAATAGCTTTTCGCCGACGCTGGCCAAGGTTTAATGCCTCGTCCATGCACTCGTCGTAATTCTCTAGAAAATTTTTAAAAGATTTATCCATTTATTTTCTTCCCGGTTTATCCCATCCTTTTAGTACATCTTTGCTGAAGTTGTTGTATGAGAATTCTAATCTATCAACAATCTTAACAGCATCACCACCTAATTTATCGATTGCTACAAAGCCCTCATGTCCAGTAACTTTATAGCCATCCTTAGTCTTAACGAAGGTATCCACGTTATTCAATTTATTCAAAGTATTTATAAGTTTTAATTTCGCTAAAACGATTACTTTCTGTAAATCGAATATGCTTTTTAGCGATTTTTTATTAGATTCAGAGAAAAATTTCAATAGATCATTGAGTTTCTGGATCTGAACGGATTTGCCCTTTTCAGTCTTACGCTTATCTATTTCTTTTTGATAACGAGCTTTGATCCACTTAATAAGCTTATTAACGTGAGCAGTAGTATTAGTGATAACTTGACCTTCACGAACAAACGAGTTATTAAAAGTCTCAATGTGTTGAGCAAGCTGTTGATTATTCTCCAATTCCCGAAGAGTAGTGCCGGCAATCTGATTGAATATCTTACCCGCTTGTGTGAGGTAATTATTTACCTCCTGAGTATCTCTTTTCGACATGGAGTATTTAGTCAGATCCCTTAGCATTGCATCCTGAGACCAGACGTTGGCTGACTTCTTGAACTTAGATACGTTTACTCCGTAACTGGCTCGTAGGGAGGCAAAATCGTTACTTCCACCGGAGAAGGCATAGGTAGTATGCCATACGATCCCGATTTTGGATCTTCGTATCGTTTTTGCGGTAGCCGAACTACTAGGAATAGCATAAATGATAGTATTAGGATGGAAAGTAATATATTTCTGCCCATGGATAAGCTCATTGGAAATATCGCCGGGACCGAATAAAAAGTCCCCCTGTATAATGCCTTTAATACCTAATTCTGGTAGGTATTGAAGTGCCTGTTTTAATTTTATAGAAAGATCTCCCGAGGTATCAGCATCAACGTCTGCGGGGGTCTTATATACTTTGGGTTCTTTATTAAAAATCCCCTTCTTCGCAACAAAGAATTTTCCATCGCGAGGATCTGTCCCCGCAAATATCGCGGGCGCGCCATCCCATTTAACCGAAACCTTACCATCGTGCCCGGCTAGCATATCCCTTAAATCTCTAAGGGCAAAGATAGCTTGCCGGGTACCCTTAACCCCACCGTAGATGACAGAATCTTCAATATGCCGCATATGGGTATTTTTTTGTTCTGTTAAAAACGCATTAAAGTCTTGCATAATCGGTTCCATCTGTATTCTGTATACTATACTGAGACATTAATCTCTCCTATTGATAAACTTTTACGTATACGGATGATTCTTCTAATTTGGATCCTGCGTAATTCATAATATATGACACAAACTCATCCGCCTTATTTTTATTTGCCTTCTTAAGGCCGTAAACTACATAGGTAGACCCCAGCTTGCTATGAATTCGATCTATATCCTGGGCTTTTAATTCAGTTCGAAAATCGATATCAGTTACGTTAGCACAGAAGGTCGCCATTTTAGAGAACGCCTTAATGGTATCTTCATCACCGTCCATAATCTTTTTAGCTTCCTGTTTCAAAGCATTATTGTCCGGGATAGAATATCGCATATAACGATTTGCGGCATCGATGATTTGCGTGAATCCAGCCCGCCCGCCGCGAGCAGTGGCAAGCTCAATTTCTGCGTTTAATGGTCCCAGGTAGCTCGGAGTTCTGAAGCCGATCTTAATATTTTGGTCAACGAGCAGGGTAGCACCTTTTGACCGAAAAAAAGTAGCGGTGCTGATGTTATCTGCCATTAAAGATGCAGACGTCAACTTATGTTTATCAAGCGGCCTTTTACCGTCGTTTAACACCGAGGAGCGTATCCGCTTTTCATCCACCACTTTCTTGAGTGAGATGCCAACGATTTTTCGTTTATCAAACTCTTCTTTCAATTTAGTATTTAAATTCGTAATGGTAGTATCGTCAAGGACCTTATCAAGAACGGCTGATCTATCTATTGCCCAAATATCCCCCGGATTCCATTTATCGTCCGAAAGCACTAGCATACCAGAATTTTTAAAGGCGGCTGATTTCGCTTTATATATCTTCTTCATCTGGGCATCATCCCGGTGATACGTGTGATTCGATTTAATATAACCCTCCCTACGTGTTAATGCCGCAGTCCAATATGCCGATAGATGCCAGGTCTCATCCAATTCTATCGCTGCATTAAAAGTAGTACCACCCAAATTGGCTTTTCCTGCATGTTTTTTAAGTATCGATGGGGTAAAGTGCGAAATTGGCTTATTTACTGGTTCACCCATTACTGCAGCACAATATAAACATTGTAAACTTTCAGCGAGGGCGGTTTGAAGGGTTCCACCACCTTTACCAGCTCCTCCTCCACCGAAAACCGCCGACTTACCAATCTGGGAAGAACTAATTTTCCGGCCAGATTTTAGGAGCAGATCAAATGGTTTATTATCTTTTTTGAACATCTCAATTGCTCGGAGGTTGTTCTTATCATTTTTAACAACTATCTCTTTATTATCAACCGTAACCAACTTGGTGCCGGCTTTAATGGCCTTTACCAAAATATCTAACCGATGCTCCTTGGTTTGAGAGTTCGGCTTATTCCATTGGGCGGGGGTCATTGCTACTGGCATAGTTCCATCCATAACTATAACTGTTCTCCTTTATTTATGATATTTTTAGGATACAAAAAACCCGAGAGTTTGTAAACCCCCGGGTTAAAGATTAACGGTTATAAATGTAAACGTCTGCTGATGTAGCGTATTTCAGCGGCAGAGATTGATTATAGCGCCGTACGCCTTGACGGTGACCACGACCTTGAAGTTTGACATACATCTGACGTTTACCGGATTCACGGAGCTTAACATTTGCTTCCTTAACCAGTTTACGAGCAATAGTCACCATGTTCATATCATCAGCGTTCGAAAGGTCCACGGTGCCCATATAAGAATCAGTACGGTTTTCGTTGATGATCATATCAGTATCTCCTTGGTTACACTACTAATATAAGCCTTTTCGACTCATTTGTAAACCCCCTAAATCAACTTTTTTCGATTTTTTTCGTGGGGGTTTACGTGATTGGTAATTAAGCGAGAGTAGCGTATTGCACTGCCTTTTGTGCCGCTGTGACCTTCCGAGCCGCGTTTTGACCAAACCACTGCGATTGCAATCGGTTATCTTTATTGCGACCTTGTACGTGGTCCGTAACATAGGTTACGCTATTGAATGCGCTCCACCAAGTGCCAGCCGCATATTCCGCACCGGGTTGAACCTCTAGTGCATCATAGCAAAGCTTTGCGTTTC